ATGAAGATAGCTTATATCAATAGCGCACCTAAACCAAAGGAAGTAAAGGCTAATCCGCTCGAACTGGCATATATAAAAGATATCCGGATTCAATGGATTAAGTACAAAAAGGCCTTGGAGTCCTACGGTCTGACTGAAGAAGGTTTTGTGAAGCGGATGCGCGAAAAACTTGAAATATAAAAACCAAAAAAGCCTCGGATGTCGAAGGCCGAGGCTTATAATTTACATCCACTTATATCAAGTAAATATAAAAACCATGTCAAAAGTACAAAACTATTATCAAAAAGAAGCTAATAAAAACGCTGATTTTGAAAATTTTCTGAAAGATGAGCTTTTAGAAAAGGAATTAAAAGATCAGTATGAAGCTGATCAACAAGCTTACTACAGTGAGCAACAAAGGCAAGAAGCTGAACAAGCTAAAGCTGAATATGAATCTTTTAATTGGAACCTTAATTAATCAAAAAATGGAAAAGATTGGAAATACGATATCGCAAAATCATAAGCAAGAGGTTTATGATAGACTTCTCCTTAACCATTTAACTAAACAACACAAGGAGGAAATAAAAGAAGAGAAGTCGGCTTTGGTTAGAAATCTCACTGTAGCGGCCTTGCTTGCTGCAATAATTACCGGTTTGCATTTTTTAGCGTGAATTGGGTAATCATCGATAGGGTTGTTTACGCGATCATGTTCGCCGGGGCAATCATAGGAGCAATAATTTTTAAATAATCATAAATATAAAAACCATGTCAAATCAAATCGCAGTAACAACAGATTACATTAAGGGGTTAACTCCTTTAGAAGTCCTACAAGACAAAAACATCGGCCAGCACTTTGTAAATAAGTTCATGGCTGTTTATAGAACAAGCAACGATCATGCGGTAGCCTACTATGAGCGTGAGATTGACAACTTTACCAAGAGGGTCAACGAAAGCGAAGAGCTGGCAGCCTGTACACCGATGTCGCTTTTTGTGGCTCTTATGCAGGTCGGTGGCTGGAAGTTGAGTTTTGAAGGCGGCAGTCAGCCAGATGTTTATCTGATACCTGGCAACAGGAATATCGGAACCAAAGACAACCCAGTATGGATTAAAGAGGCTATAGCTCAACCGTCACCTTATGGAGAGAAAAAGATCAGGGTAGAAACGGGGCAGGTTAAGCATGCCGGAAGTCCAATTGTGGTTTATGACTGCGATACCTATACCGAATCGGTAAAAGATGGCAGAACCATGGTTGAATGGACCAAAGGCAAAAGAACTCCTGAATCAAGAATAGTTGGCGGTTTTATTCTGCTAGAGTATCCAGATGGAACCAGAGAATTCAAAACATTCGATATGCAAGATGTTTCCTCATGGGAAAAGGCGTCTACCAAAAAGAACAAAGGCAAAACCAATGTACTGTATGGTTATGAGTGGCAAGGTTCTGGCCAGAGTGCACGCCTTGTTAAGCCAGAGGGAGGCCAGATTGATAAAAAATTCTTTGAAGGCAAAATCCTTAAGCATGCCTTTAAGCTTTTCCCTAGGGTGATTACAAATCAAACCCTACCTGAAAACTTCGTCCCGTCTGTAGAATCCGCAATCCGTCAGGGCTTCGATACATCTGAATTTACCGAGGATGTTTCACATGAAGAATTGCCAGAACAGGAACAAGATGACTTTGATGCGGCATTGAATGAGGCAAAGTCGGAAAGCGCCCCTTTAACTGTAACAATAAACCAATCAAACGACCCAGAAGAGCCAACTTTTTAATTAACCCAATTATAAACCCAGGCGGCCGGATAAAGCGGTTTTATTTAGTCTACGCGACCGGCTGCCTTAACCATTCCAATTTTAACAATTAAATATAAAAACCATGTCAACAGAAACATTAAATCAACCAACACAAGAACTGATCAAAGTCGAAGAGATTACTAACATCATGGCTACTGCCAGTGATGTTTTAGCTAAAAATCAAAGCTTACTTGAAAGATGCCTTGCCAAAGGCCAAATGCTAATTGATACCGCTGCATCTGGCATGAGTGATGAACTCGATAAAGAAATTAACGACTGGCAGGTGAAAGCAAAAGACGCATTGGCATTGATGAACAGTAGAAGATCGCCTATCACTCAGCTTATGACTAAAATGGCGAAAGTATTTACTGGAATGGAGGCCGAAATCGATCCGGCTAAGCCTACATCTTACTTTTCTAAAGCTCAGGAATTACGTAATCAGTGGGCAAAAGAGAAAGCAGCTATCCAAAGACAGAAAGAAGCCGAGATATTGGCTAAACAGCAAAAAGAAAAGGAAGTTATTGCTATGCGCGCCGAAATATCTAAACAGATCCGGGATATATACAATACAAAGTTATTCAGTTTTAAAAAATTTGTATCAGATAAATTTAACGCCCTTACGCTTGAAAACGTTGATGATATCAAAACTACCATCAACAATGTAAAGGTAAATTATCCGGTAGATAAGTTTAATGAACTGGTTCCAACTCTCTTCGCTGTTCATTTATCAAAAGAGGAATTGGACGCATTAATCACCGAGGAACGTGATGCGCTATACAACGAACTATCGGCCAACTTTACCGAAAACATGGAGGTAGCGAAATCAGACGCGTTAGATAAAATTCCATCTCGCATAAACGAATTAAAAGCTATTGCCAAATCGAGTGCCGCCGAAAAAGAACGCTTGGAAAAAGAAGCAGCTGAACGCCAACAACGTGAAGATGATCAATTGGCAGCAGATCTCGCCACTCAGAAAGCTGCAGATGAGAAGCGTATCGAAGATCAAAAGAAAATGGAAGAAGCCGCTGCAGCTTTTAATAAAGAGGCAGAGCTTGCTCAATTAGCAGATACCCAATCAAAAGTTAAAGAATCTTATGGGATAGAGGTTTCTGATGCTCAGGGTTGGGGTGCTATCTTCTTATTCTGGTTCGAGCATGAGGGAAAAGGTTTGTCTTCTGCTGATATAGAAAAGAAAACGATGAAGCAGCTAAAAGCTTTTGCTGAGAAAAAGGCCAGCATTAAAGGTGGATCGCTGTTCATTGATAACCCTTACGTACAATATATCGAGGATTTAAAAGCAGTCGTAACTAAATAATCATGCCACAAGATCCATACTTCGGACGTCCTGAAATTTCAAACTCTGATCTGTCAGCACTTAAAAACCTGCTTTATCCCCGAGAAGAAATCGGGAATAAAGAAAGGGCTTACGCCAACGGTACTTTGCTTGATAACATGATAACTGAAATCGAAAAGGTAGACTTCTACAGGCTACGTGTTCAGTATTGCGATTACCAGTTTACCCAGGAAGAGTTTGATACCGCAGCTGCAATGAAAAAAGCCTTTTTAAAAGATCCGTTTTGCAAAATGCTTAATGATGCTTCGGATTATCAAGCCATAACGATGAACTACAATTTCGATATCGAGTATAACGGTTTTCAGTTTCAGTTGAGCGCTGGCGTTCGTTGCAAGTGGGACCTGTTAGCAAGAGGTTTTAAGATGGGCGGCGATATCAAAAGTACCACCGCCCAAACCTTAAAACAGTTCTATGCTGCATGTCACCTTTTCGATTATTTCAGATCCCGTGCCTGGTATATGGATTTAGAGGGAATTGACAAGGATGTGTTAATCGGGATCAGCAAAGTAAATAAACAAGTTTTTAAAATTTTCCTTGATCGGAAAGCTCCATTAAACACCGAAGCCAGGCAGTTATATGAATTGGGTAAAGCCCAATACCAAGAACTGGCTTTCAAATACTGGATGCTTTTTGACGGTCTTAAACTAACAGCATAATGGGATTTAATATAAATGAAAAGATTAATACAGAGCTTCATTACAAAGATGTTAGCCTGATTACCGTAGCACTAAGTATCTACCTAAATGAGGGCGGTGACAAAATAGATAAAGAAGTATCTGATCGTGCAAAAAGGCTTATCGATCGTCTTGGTTATGAATTGTACGACTGCCCACAAGACGAACATAATGGACATTAAACCAACAGCATAATGAAAAAACTATTAACATCAGATTACGCCAAAGCAATTTATTTGGCAATCGCAGTAGCCATAATCATTTTAATAATCGCACCAATTAAGTAAGCGATGGAAAAAGTAAAAATAGAGCTTTCGCCTTATGATGCATTGTCTATTCTGTCTTTTTGCCGGGAATATGTTAATGATGAACTGGCCGACGAACCGATTTTCATTGCACTTAAAAAGAGTGTTAAAGCTTTTGAAGAAGAGCTTACTAAAAATCTGACAGAAGATCAATACGAAGATGCTAAGGCAGAGAACCAAGTTAACCGTTTAATGGGCACATGCCCCAATAATTATAAACCATAAACAATGAAAACAGTAACACTAAACGAAAAACAATACTGCGTAAGTATTTTACTTGATGGTTTCACCATCGAATCTAAGCCATCAAGTAATGTGTCATTTTATGGCGTGAATAAGGACACGAAAGAATTATTTGTGCAATTCAAAAGTGGTTCATGCTATTTCTATAAAGAAATCACTAATGATGCGGCGATTGGATTAATCAATGCGGAAAGTGTTGGGAGTTATATATCCAGGAATATCGTAGGACAATTTACTTCGCAAAAAATAGATGCTCCTTTAATAATTCCTACACCCGACCAGCAATCTTTAAACAGATTGAATCAGCTTCCAAAAGGCGCTGACTATGAATCAGATCCTGAATTTGTAAACTTTTAAACATGGACGATAACACTAAAGAAGTAATTGAATCAGTATTGGCGGCTATCATAATCATAGCCCTGATATACTTAACCCATAAATAAAAATGAATACAGAAAACGAAAAATTAAACCTGTGGTGTATAGTAGAGCTATTCGGCCACTCACAAATTGCTGGCAAATGCACTGAACAAAATATTGCCGGAACCAATATGCTAAGAGTGGACGTTCCCGAAACAAGCAAGAACGGACCTTTTACAAAGTTTTATGGGGCTGCAGCTATTTACGCAATAAACCCTGTTACAGAGGAAGTAGTTAAGGCTAAAGCTGAAATGCTTCAAACCCAGCCAATCGAAAGATGGAACATCAAAACTTTTAATGATAAAATACTTCAGTTGAATTCGGGAAATGTCAACGATGTTGATTTTGAAGATGATCTTTTACCTTAATAATTTTTTACATGAATACATTAACAGTAGACACAGGCGTACAAGTCGCCATCACACGCAGGATTACAAGTGTAATGCTGAAAAGCCATGGAGGCGTAGATGTTAGGTTCGAAAAAACAATATCTATTCCTGACGAGCGCGAAGATATCACAGAAGATGAGCGCGAAGATATCGAGATCCATTCTGATGATAAATCTGACGTAAAGTCGTTGCCTCATCCAGATTTATTACATGCCATGGAAATCCTGCGGGCTCACTATGCAATCCTTGCTAATCAATTAGGCGGTCGTGAAGCAGATCTTCCGGCACTTGATGATGATGTTGATTTCTTAATGCTTTTCAAACTGGAAGGTGTGAAGATTAATTACGATAGTTCAAGCGCAACATGCTCCATGAAAGGTACGAGCTCCACTCAATTCGGAACATTGAAGATTGAAACTGCCCCGATTTCATTCGATGGTAATTACCAATGGAAAGATGAGTTTTCTCATGCGGTAATGCATTTGTGTGATGAAGCTTTAAGGTATTTAGATGGTAAGATAGCACCATCTAATCAACTTGATATGTTCGATCAGGCCGATGCGAATGAATTAGATTAAAAAAGCGACATGGTAGCCGGTTAGCTTTCCGGCAATTCACAGGTAATGCCATTAGCTCCAATTGGTAGAGCAACCGAATAAAATCGGTGTGTGTCGGTTCGAATCCGGCATGGTATACTAAGTCAGATCACTACTGCAATCGTTCTTTTAAAATGAATTCGTGGCTCATAGAACACTTTTATCAATAGTCGGGGGAACGTGAAATACCCCGACTTCTTTAACTAACCATCCAATATAAAAACCATTATGTCGAAAAAAATCGTGAGTAAAAAGAAAGGAGCTGCAGATGAGCGTGCATATTGTTGATCTCAGGGAGAAGAGTCGAAAATCTATATCGGTAAAAAAGAATGCCGATCAGTTTGTAACACATGAAGAGGTTCAGGTAGGATGCTTGCTTAGGATTGCCGATTCAATGGAGTTAATGGCAAAAGATAGGATTGAATTGGAACGCCAAAATAAATTCCTTAATCAACTTGCTAGCGACCGGGCTAAGGAAATCGAAACGTTAAAAAAAGCTGTAGCATCCTACAAAGGAAAATTCAGAAAAGCAAATAGTCTGCTAAGAGAAATGGAGGCAAAATGTATATAGGAGAAGTAAAAACAATGCCGGATCATTTTGCCTTGCAATTTAAGCCTATTCCTAAAGTATTGGCCGCCGTTAAAGCATTACCTAACCGTTCATGGGATTGGAATAATAAATACTGGAAAGTGCCCTTATCTCATAAAGATCTGGTTACTGACTTCGCGAAAAAGTTCGGCCTCGATTTCGACCGTCAGGCGGAAGTTGTAAACACTAAACAGTTTATTATACCGGATCTTCCTGAGCTTAAACAACCAATCACCCTAAAACGGCCGTTGTTTCACTTTCAGGAAGGAGGTGTAGCGTACATGATGGAAAAACGCCGGGTAATTAGTGGTGATGATATGGGAATGGGTAAAACTTCCCAAGCTATTGCCGCTTTGGCCGGATTACACCAGATGGGTGAAGTTGTTTACCCGGCGTTGGTTATATGCCCATCATCGGTAAAAATTAACTGGCAGCGTGAATTCGCTACTGTTTCCGGTGCAAAAGCTTTGGTATTGGTTGATAGCATTAAAAATACTTTTATGGAGTATTACCGTGCAGGTATGGCCCAGGTGTTTATAGTAAATTATGAAAGCCTTAAAAAATACTTTGTAGACCATATCGATGACCCAGGTATCAATGAAGAAACGGGAAGAAAGAAACCATTAAGAATTAACCATATCCATTTTAAAGAGAAATATAAATCTTTCTTTAAATCGATTGTTGCGGATGAGGCACATAGGTTAAAAAGCTTAGCCACTTTAACAACCAAAATTGTAAAGGGATTAACCACTGACAAAGAAAACATCTTGCTTTTAACCGGAACCCCGGTGATTAACAAGCCGCAGGATCTGGTTGCATTGCTTGGCATCATGAACCACATGAAAACACTTGGCGGTTATCAATTCTTTATGAAGCATTACTGCAGTGGTCCCCGTGAGGCATCGAACTTACAAGAGCTAAATTACAATCTGAATAAACATTGCTTCTATCGCCGTAATAAAACCGATAAGAATATCATTCAGGATCTGCCGGACAAAATGCGACAAAAAGTAATTTGCCAATTATCAAAAGAAGCTCGCAAGGAATACGATCACGCCAAGTCGAACGTAGCAAGTTACCTGGCTAAATACCGAAATGCTACCACGCACGAAATTGAAAAAAGCATGAACGCTGAGATACTAATGCAAATCGGTGTGCTTAAAAATATATCAGCCCGTGGAAAGCTGAAGGATGTATTCGATTTCATTCATGATACGCTTGCAAGCGGACAAAAATTGGTCGTGTTTGCGAGCCTTACAGAAATCATTGAAGCAGTTCAAAAGGAATTTCCCCACTCAGTACGAATTACCGGCCAAGATGATACGACACAGAAGCAGGCAGCTATTGACCGCTTCCAAACTGATCCGGGAATGATGCTAATTGTTTGCAACCTGAAAGCTGCAGGTGTAGGTGTAACGCTTACGGCCGCTTCAAACGTAGCTTTCATTGAGCAAGGTTGGCACTCAGCGATTATGGATCAGGCCGAAGATAGATGTTTTCGTATTGGCCAAAAAAACAATGTGATGTGTACTTATTTCCTGGGTGAAGATACTATCGATGAAGATATATACGATCTCATTCAGAAAAAACGAGAAATCGCCAATACTGTAAGTGGTGCAGTTGATGAGTTCGAAACTACAACAGTCCAATCGTTAATCAATATTTTAAATAAGTAACATGGATTTATTCAGCCAATTGCCGGATTACAATCCGCCAACGCACAAAGCCAAAAACGAGGCCAAGCCAGTAAAAAAGGAAAATTTACAACCAATTAAACAGGCTATAAAAATTCCATCTAAGGGCGAGGCTATATTATTGGAAGATATTGTGAGTAATGTAGTAGTTAAAAACGGACTGCCTTTGATCTATGCAAAAGCAGGAGATGTATGTAAAGTCATTGCTAATGCTAACGGTCCTTTAGTGGTTCTGGAAAGTGAACATACTGGACGCTTCCATGTCAGATCCAAACAAGTAATAATTCATCAGTAAAAAAATGATCAACATAACGAATGAAGATAATATGAGTCTTATGGCTCGTTATCCGGATAAGCATTTTGATCTTGCAATAGTAGATCCACCCTATGGCATTGGAAGTTTTTGGATGAAACAAAAGCACACATACCATTATGGGAAAAAAGAATGGAATAAGAGGCCTCCAAAGCCTAAATTCTTTCGTGAACTTTTTCGTGTATCGAAAAACCAAATAATTTTTGGCGGGAATTATTTTGTAAAACTCCTGCCGGTAACGAATAGCTGGATTGTCTGGGATAAAGGATCAGACGTTTCGAAAATGAATACGTCAGAATGTGAACTGGCATGGACTTCTTTTAAGATACCAATGAGGCGTGTGCAAATTCAATGGTCAGGAGCTAGGAAAGGTTTGGAGACTGGAATTAAATGTATTCATCCAAATCAAAGACCTATTGAGCTGCATAAATGGCTGCTTACCAATTATGCAAAACCCGGATTTAAAATTCTAGACACTCATTTAGGTTCTGGATCTATCGCTATAGCATGCCATGATTATGGTTATGATCTCACTGCTTGTGAGCTGGATAAAGAATATTTCATGGCAACACAAGATAGATTGTCCCGGTACCAAAGACAACAATCATTATTTATATCACAACAAAGTGAACAGGGATCATTATTTGAAACGGGGGTGTACTGATGAGAATCAACAAAAATCAATACAATATTAATTTTGGAAGTTTTGTAGATGCCGAAAATGAAAAATTAAAAGCTGGAATTTTCTTTGCTGGAGGCGGTGGAATATCTAAAGGGCTTGAACCATTCAAGGAATGGATAAAAATAGTTTGGCTACTCAACCATGATGCAATAGCCATAAAAACCTCGTCATTCCATAACAAAGGAACTACTGTTTATTGGTCGGATGTGTACATGCAAGATGAAAAAGAAATGGAGCCGGTTCACTTGGTACAGGCTTCATTAGAATGTGATGCGCATACTGAGGCTAACACTGATGAAATAAAGGATAAAGCCTCTTACGCTATGGGATGGGAGTTTTTCAGATACTTACCGCACTTAAATCCTTTGGTTATTCACATTGAGAATGTACCGGCTTTCAAGAAGTGGGCCGTATTGGATGAAGATGGAAAAGTAATAAAAGGCACTGAGGGTGTTGAGTTTGAAAGATGGAAAAAAGCTATCATGGATTTGGGCTACGAATATAAAGAGTCAATCCGTAATGCTGCAGATGATGGATTACCCACTAGACGTAAGAGATACTTTGCTTTTTTCTATCGTCCAGGTATCGAAATAAATTTTCCGGAAAGTACGCATAATGAGCATGGCACGGACGGAAAAAAGAAATGGAAAGCTTGTCGTGAGTTTATTGATTTAGAAGATACTGGCGTGAGTATTTTCGGACGCAAGTTCAATAAAAAACTGCCGAAACATTTGAGAAAACCATTGGTATCGAACAGTCAAAAGCGTATTGCCGGCGGAATAAAAAAGCAAAATCCGGAATTATATCAGTTCTTATGTAAGTATCATGCTGGTTTAAAATCAGAGCGTTCATATAGTCTTGACGAACCTTTAAGAACTGTGGACACCAGCAACAGGCATCAATTAGTTACTGTTGACGGCGCTCAGTTTCTACAGGACCATTGCCATACTGATGGGTACCAAAACATAGATAGCCCGTTGAAAACTCAACTAACCTGGCAAATTAAACAGCTGGTAACATTGGAAAAATTACAGTTCATCATGGATCATTGTTACTCCGATAAAATTCAGTCCATTGATGAGCCGCTAGGAGTTCAAACAACAAGGCAAAGCAAGCAGTTAGTCGAGGTTGAGGATACATTTGTAGTTCAGTATTATGGAGGCAGTATTCAATCCAATAGTCTTGATGAACCAATTAATACCATTCCTTGCAGGGATGTACATCAATTGGTAAGAGTTGAAAAAATGCAATTTTTGACAACTTACTTTAATAGCAATGGAAATCCGGGCACAAATAATCAATCATTGGATCAACCAATATCAACCATCATGAGTAAGTTAAAACATCAGCTAGTTACGATCCTGGATAATTTCGACATTAAAGTAAGGTTTCTAAAAGCCGAGGAATTAGCTGAATGTAGCACATTTCCGCGTGATTACTTTAGCCATCCGGAACTAAAACTTTCACAGAAGCATGCCATACAATTAATTGGAAATGCGGTGCCTCCTGAATGGATTACTTTTCAAATGAAGGATAATATTCAATCTATGATACAGTACAAAGAATCTAGGAAAACAGCATGATGAAAAACGGGTATAGATCACTTCACCATTCATTCAGGTTCACACCTTATGAATTATCAGAGATGTGCCGGATGTATGCGAACGGCCAGTCTTATAAAGAGATTGGCCAAAAGTTCAACGTTAGCGCACTCGCTGTAGAAGGTCATATATTAAAGCATTACCTGGGCGTAATACCCAAAGAAAACCAAATTAAAATAACTATTAATATGAAAATGGAGGAATAGCATGGCTAGAGAACAAAGAAAAGATGTTGACTATTTTCCGCACAAATGCAATCATTCTGCAGCTCTGCATGTGATAGAAACTAAGTACGGAAATGATGGCTACTGTGCTTACTACAGATTAATGGAAGAGCTCGGGAAAGCTAAAAACCACTACATAAAAATAGCTAATGAAATGACTTTTATGTACCTGGTTTCTGCTTTAAAAGTAAGTGATGAAATTGCTAAAAATATAATTTCAGATCTGGTTAAACTTGAAGTTTTCGATAAGCATTTATACGAAGAATATCAGGTTATTTGGAGCGAAGATTTTACAGAATCTGTTAAGGATGCTTACAGAAATAGAGTCAATCTAATTTTTCAATACAGCGATGTATTGAGTGAAATATCTGGCAAAAACGGTCAATCTAGCGCTAGATTGACGCAAGAAACCGAGAAAAAAGCGCTAGTTATACCTAAAGTAAAGAAGAGTAAAGAAAAAGAAAGTAAAGTAGAGTATAGTAAAGAAGAGAGAGAGAGTAAAAATCAAAGATTTTCACCGCCCTCACAATCTGAGGTAGAAGAATACTTTTCATCAAAAATTAATGAGACTTTTTGGACCGAAACCGAATGCCAAAAAGAAGCGAAAAAATTCGTCGATTTCTATACCTCCAAAAACTGGTACGTCGGCAAAAACAAAATGCAAAAATGGAAGTCCGCAGCTTCCGGATGGATAAACAAAAAAGAAGAATTTAACAATCAAAAAAATAACGGAAATGGAAACAAAAATAGTGGAGGAAATAGCAAAGGCGATCAAAACGGAGATAAAGATTTCGGCCAATTATGATCACATTGAATTGACCGAAGAGGAACTGGCAAAAGCAATACACGATGCCAAGCGTGCAAAAGAAGCCCGGTTAAAAACAGAAGAATACAGCAAGCGACTATTGCAAAAACCTGTTTATCCTAAATGGAATTTTGATGAATTAAAAAAAATGGTTTTGATGAATAACCCGGATTTTATTATTGATGAGCATAACGAGGAAATATTTGACACATTATGCCTTTATTTTTCAGGTGATCAATCGTTCGAAATGCAAGATGATTTTTCGCTTAATAAGGGATTACTTCTTTTCGGCCCAATTGGTTGTGGAAAGACCTCGCTCATGAGAATGTTCCAGGTTAATACATTTAGGCCGTTTACCGTGACAAACTGCCGAAACATTGCCGATAGTTACAGCAAAAACGGATCTGATGCCCTGTTCGAGTATTCACAACTTCAACAGGTTTATCCAGAAAAGAATTTTGGAATATCTCATGCCGGTAGATGTTTTGATGATCTCGGCACCGAAGAATCAAAAAGAAACTTCGGCAACCAGGTAAACGTAATGCAGGACATTATTTACAAAATCTATGACGGCCGTAAGATTGGAGACTTTCATATCACAACTAATCTCAACAGTAAAGAAATTGATGATGATTACGGCTACAGGATCAGGTCCAGAATGCGCGAAATGTTCAATATTATCAAATTCGGAAAGGATGCACCAGATCGCAGGAAATAATGAAACCACAACAAGCAAAAGAGCTGATCAAGTCAATCACCGAACGGGGATGGATTGAAAAGGATGGTGTATTCTACACGCCTGCTCAAGCTTCCGCCCTTGGACTTGCAGACGTAAAGACAAAAAAGTCACAACGGGGACCTGCCAAAATCCATTCTGATCAGAAAGATGCCTTTTGCCATTTCGTAAAGCTGCAGCTCAATTTCGAAATCGTAATGGAGTATCGATTTGACAAAAAGCGAAAATGGAGATTTGATTATGCCAATGAGGAAAAAAAAATTGCAATAGAATGTGAGGGTGGAATTTGGACAGGAGGAAGGCACACACGAGGCAAGGGATATCAAAACGATATGGAGAAGTATAACGCCGCTTCCTTGCAAGGTTGGACACTCATCAGGCGAACACCTGATCAGCTCATCACCTCCGAAACAATTGATTTAATAAAATCTGCAATAAAAATTTTTAATTAATTATTTTTGCATACATTTGTTTACTTAGTTTACAAGACTATGCCACGACTTAAAAAAGCTGATAACCGGACCCATGAACAAAAGCAGGCGGATTTCCTCGAAAATGTTGCTTTATATGGTAATATTACCGAGGCAGCTCGTAAGTCTAAGCTTGATCGTAAAACCATGTACAGGTGGCGATCAGAAGAGCCGGGGTTCGCAAAAGCGTGGGATGAGGCTGCCGAGATCGGGATTGAAGCCATAGAAGATGAAGCCAGGCGCCGAGCTTTCAAAGGAACACTTAAACCGATCTACCAGGGCGGTGTAAAAGTTGGAACGGTAAGGGAATATTCCGATACGCTTTTGATTTTCCTGCTTAAAGGTGCTAAGGGAGCTAAGTATAAAGAGAGGGTACAACATAGCGGCGATGCAGACAATCCAATTGAGCATAAGCATGAAATAAGATCTACAGTAATTTTTGAAGATATGTCGGAGCAAAAAACTCAAAATAGTATTCCAAAAGAATAAAACAATTTAAATCCATTAATATGAAAACCAATGTCGAAATCGGTTTAAAACCAAAATCACCATTCAGCACCAATCTGAAATGGTTCAGAGAGAACGAAAGAATCTCTCAGGCTGCATTAGCTGAAAAAATAGGATCTAACCAAAAGAATATCGCTGCCTACGAATCCGGCCGAGCTTACGCCCCTTATGATATCTTGATTAAGATGGCTGATACATTCGGAATCAAAGTAGACGAGCTAATTCGCGACTTTAACAGTAAGAAGTCAATTCGTGATTTCAATCCTATGAACTAAGGATTCGATCAGCTATAAAATCTAAAGAAAATTATTCAAAAAATAGTCTTGCCTACATCCGTAAATGGGTGGAGGCTTAAGGCAGTATGAGACAATTATTAATAGGCCTTATGGTCTTTGTGGTTGCACTAGGTGCGAGCTGCAAAAAAGAAGAAGTAAAACTGGATGAAAAAGTTAAAGCTAAAACAGAGATCCAGAAGGATCTGAAAGCGCCGGCTAAGCCAAATGTTTTGGCTGTTGAAGATCCCGGGGATGGAGGAATTGGCGGATATCCAGGTGGTGCGAACACTTATCCTCACAACACAGGGATTTGTTATTGCGGGAAATATCCAGTTTGCCATCCTGTTAATCCTGGTGAGCCTCCGATGGATAATCCTCCAAGATAATTAAAGGAAACCCAGCCCGACAGCCAAAAGCTTCGGGCATTTTAGGTAAAAAACAATTAAACAATTAAAATAATGAATAAGCACAACATGATGGTTAATTCTCTCGGAGAGATTAATCGAACTCATATCGAGGAAGCTGTAAAAACAGCCCTAACAGATTCTATTGAATCACGCGGACCATTGGGCTATCGCACCAGGTCGATTTTACTCTATGGTATTAACGGCGATGAACGAGTAAACGGAGTTTCAATAAATCAACACTCTTACACCATAAAAATGCTTATCACAGATAAAGACGGCCAGTTTTTGTTTTATGGCGGCTTCTCAGTTAAAATGAATACTGATTTCATCATTGACAGGCTTTTCGAAGTGTTTTCTCATGTTCACGAATTAATGGATTATTAACGATGAACTACAACAACAACGGTAAACCCATCATAAAAACAAAATACATATTGGCATTAAGTATTATTTTCTTGCTGCTGATGGGATTTTTAATTTTTAAAGGAGGTAAATAATGGATAACACATTAGAAAATAAAAAGAAACTTTTTTGTCAATATTTCGGACAGAAAGTAGTATGCGCAAGCATTAGTGATAAAAGGACATCGTTAATGCATCAAACTACATTTACTTACCCAGATGAGTTTAAAAACCATTGCCTTGTTCTTAAACCCCTTTCATCAATAACAGATGAAGATCAGGACTATATTTTGAGGGATAAAACATGTAATAGTATGGAGTTGGTTCAAGAGGATAAAATTGGAGCGTTTTTTCATAGCGACGTATATGTGACCGACTACCTCCGCTCAAAAGGCTACGCACTTCCCTGGATGGGACTAAGTGTTGAAAAGCAAATAGAATATGGTTGGGTTAAATTGGAGGGCCAGCCGTGAGAAAGTCAAAAAAACAAAAAAGATTCGAAACTAAGCATTGGTTAATGTATAGTTATGATTTTTACAAAAACCTTCCAAAGTCAATTAAAAGCTTGCCAAAAAGGCCTAATCGGTTTAGAATGAAAAAGTTTAGGGGGCTAATACTTGGATTGATTGCCCGTAAAAAATGTGATTTTCTTGGACGAGGTAGTTGCCTTACCAGAGGGATTAGCTTCGATTATGATACAAACAAAATAGGTATTTACACTTCAAAATTTTAAGTCATGACAAACGAACAGGCAAAACAGGAAGCCATTAAAAAGGCTTATGGAGATCACTATGGTATTTTCAAACCAAATGAAAATGGAATAGGCAGTGCTATCGGAGGAATTGACGAAAATAAGTATGAAACTATTTCAAGTGGTTTTGTTAATACTTATCGGCCTAAAGTTTTAAGAGGAATTGAAACTAACAACGGCTGGATCAGAATAGAGCCGGACGGCAGTAATTTGCCGGGCAATATGAGTACATCAAGATTTAAAATATATTATGATTTAATCGATAATCAATATCATGAATCATTTGATGCACTTGGTGTAAGAAATATGTTTAGACAGCACTGTTGCACCCACTACAAACCATTTCAACCAGAACTTAAACCTATATACTAATGAAAACAGCAGAGGAATATTTAAAGGACGAAAATTGCATTAGTAATAGCAATGGGGTTTTCATTTATAAGGGCGGATTCCACCGCATTAATTTGGCTGCTATACTGGAGGATTATGCAAAGCTTTACGCTAACCAAAAGCTTGATGAAGCGGCTGAAAAAGCAAATATAACTACTACCAGTATATTTTTTGGAAACAAACCCGTAGTCGACAAACAATCAATCCTTTCACTTAAAGATAAGGTGTAATTAAACCAGTACTAAAAACCATTAACGATTAAATTATGAAAGAATTACTATTGAACGATGAGCAAGCATTGAATAGAATTAATAATGAAGCTATTGTTTCCAGATACAGGTGCGGCATAATTACGGGTAAGTCAGGTAAAGATTTTGATGAAGCTGCTAAAATAGCTTACCCTAATATAGACTTTAGCAAACAACGTGCATCATTTAAAAAGATAATGTCTAAAGCCAGAATTTAAGCCCATGCAAGTAGAACATAAAATAAAACTTACTCATGCTGAGTTAGTGAATATTGGCTACAGGTTTGTATTGAATAATTTTTCGTGCGGTATAGCTTACAAGGAAATAAAAACTATATCAGCTGAATGTGCTGATGTAATCGGTTTTGGAAGCTATACACATAGTGTGTTAATTGAAGTTAAGGTTTCACGTTCGGACTTCTTAGCCGATAGGAAAAAACCGTTTAGGATTAATCCGGAACGTGGAATTGGCATGTACAGATTCTATATGTGTCCAGAAGGATTGATAAAAACAAATGATTTACCTAAAGGCTGGGGACTTATATGGGTTAATGCACTAAAAAAGCCAAAAATAATTTTTAATCCATTTTGCATGAATAATGAAGCTACAGGCTTACGTGAAAATGGATTTGAAAGAAATATTCAAGCTGAGAGGGATATTTTGTATTCTGCATTAAGAAGAACTTTTAAACGAAATTAAATTATATGGAAAAACAAATTACATGGAAAGAATTAAAAGACTTTGTTAATTCAATCCCCGAAGAATTTTTAGACAAAAAGGTACATATTCTTGTAAGTGATGAAAGCGAAGGTAAAAAGTTAAATGAACCGTTCTTCCTGGAAGAAGATACCTGGTGTCATAAAGACTGCTTTCCTGATGATTGCGGTAAATTGGAGGATTTAAAGTTTATGGATGATGAGTTTGACATAAATAACTATGAAATCATTACCCCAAAAGGTACACCGTTTCTGTGGATAGATGAAATTTAGGTATTAGCCGATTAAATAGGTTAATCGGCTCAATTTTTGTAAATTGCTACTCATGGCAGAAGAAACATTCAGAGTTAAAAGCGGTAATGGTGATGATTTAATCGTTCCAATTGAGGAGTATAAAAAGCTTCGCAATAAGATCCGGGCAAGGCTGCAGCAGTTTTACAAAGAATGTGAGTATAAAGACGCCGGCATAGACGATGAAGATATACTTTTCTTTTGCACCATATACAGCAAACAGATCATAAAGAAGTTCAATGTCGCTGAATGGCTAGATGCCGAACGATCAGGTAAGTTTAATGAAAAGTATTACGAGTTCACAAAAAGCGGCAAAAAATCATCCGTAGGTATTAGTGCTATCGCCGGTAAAGGGGATGGGAAGTTTAGAAAGAAGAAATATAATTAATCCGGTTAGTTCAATGAAAGAAGGTCGCCCACAGAGGCGGCAAATGCGTGAATGAAAGGTAGCGCACCGGTTAGCCCTGGGCAAGTAATTGTTCAGGGCCTTTTTATTTTATTGTAAGTCCTTTTATATCCTTAGCTAAATCTGTAAGGACCTGAATTGCTTTTATCGCATCTTTCTCATTAAATGATCGACCATCTGTTTCCTTAAGTTTCCTGTTCAAGTAAGATGCCGCCGCCGCATTAGTTGGGTAAATAGCCTTTGCTATCGTTGCCATATTCAATTTATCGCAACTCAATAAAAATTCTTTCACGTTCATGCTGTAAAAGTATAAAAATAAAAGTGAAATAAAAAATTCACAAAATATTTTGAAATGTGAAATTATTATTGTACATTTGTTATGTCCAAAGCAATGAAGCTTTGAATATAAAAACCATGTCGAAATGTTATTAACAGAAAAACACAAAAAAGCATTAGTCCAAGAGCTTATAGAAGCCAATGAATGCTTGCAAGAGGTTCAAAAAGATATTGATACTCAAAACTGGACTAGCGAAGAATCAAAGGCATCGCAAGAGGTTTGGAGAGAAGTAATCTGGCAACGTGTAAAGTTTATCAGAGAAAATCTCGAAAGATTAGATGTGTACGGATAAACAAATTATCGCCCCGCCCTGAAATAAAGGCGGGGATTTGGTGGTAAACAGCAATTGGGCTGTTGTTGAATTGAAACCAGGTATTGAAATAATTACGAACAGTAAATGAATTATAAAGAGACGCAATAGGTAAAAACGTCTGCCTCGTATCCTAACCCCAACGCTTAGCAATAGGCTTGGGGTTGGGGCAGTAGACGGCAATGGAGCTGTCGTTAAATTGCAGGAAAATGAAAACTACTTATTTTAAAACAATAATTCAAAAAACAACAAATGAACACAGTATTTTAATAGCTGTCATTCCAAACAACATGCTAGGTGTTGAATTACCAAGTATATGTGAAATGCAGGCTTTTATGATGCCAAAAACTATTTACACAGGGACTTATCCGCAAATAAAAATTAATATAGATACGCTTACGGATAGAAGCGACTTGAAAGGACAAGGAATAGCCGGAATAGTAGCTCAACCGACTTGGTTTACTAAGGTAGAAGAATCTGACGATTTAATGGGCATATCTATTTAATGACCCTTACTGCAATTGCGGTAATGTTAGCGCGACACTCTTAGGGGTTCGCGCTTTTCAGGTACCAGGGCAATGGAGCACTGGCGTAAATATAAAAACTATGTCGAAAATCACTTATTCAATCATCACCGCATTGGTAGCATTTGCAGTGTATGCACTTTACATATTCTTTACATCCGGTAGTCCGCAAACATCAACTGAGCTATATATCTTAGGATTTATTGCGCTTTTACTGGCTTTCATATTAATTCCAACAAAACCAAGCTATACGGGTTACCGTAATGGTTTGAGGGCAAGATGGTATAACTTTAATCGCAAGTAAGCCATGAAAATAATCAAATTAACAGATCAAGAGGTTGATGACCTTAAGAAAGCCCTGGTTATTGCAATGAAAACTATCGATGAAACAACTACCGGAAAAGGATCTGACATGATATTCGCTGATAGACTCGAAGTTTTAGAAAACAAATTAGCTGGAGTTTAATTAAAGTAATGAGGGGTGAAATTCCCCTCTTAAATATTATATTTGAAATTATGAGTCAAAGAGGTAATTATAAAAGTCAATTAATTGAGACAATGGAATTTGATACAATTCCTTCATCATTGAGGCTTTATGGTATGCGGTTTAAGGATTTAGGATTAGCAAAAGATAAGCTATTTTACGAAACTATTTCAACTACCATTGGTTATTCTGGTCTAAAGGCAAGTATTGCAGAAAGAAACCTTTTAAGAGCTATCTTAAAAACTTCATTGTTCAAAATCTTACTAAAACTTCAGTATCGGCAAAATATCCGATAAATTCAATTATCGGCTAATTACCCGATAATAATTATATTTGCGTACTAAGTATGCAAAAAGTAGCAACGCCAGTATTTTCATTTAATAAAGAGTTTAAGCCTGTATTCTTCTCGAATGCCAGGTATAAGCATCTTTGGGGTGGCCGTGCACGTGGTGGATCTCACTGTGCAACTGATTACTATTTGCATAAGATAACACAGAAGGAATATTTTCGTGGGTTATTTGTGCGATCGATATTTGGCGATATCGCCGGATCACTTTTTCAGGATTTTAAGGATAGGCTTTCCGCTCAGGTCGAAGCTGGCAATCTGAATGAGGATGACTTTGCTATCAATGACAGTAAGAAAACGATCCTTTACAAGCCTACCGGTAATACGATTATTTCAAAAGGCTTTAAAACCGCTTCAAATAAATCATCAGCAAAGCTAAAATCTATCGCCGGTATTACCCATGTTCTTATCGAAGAGGCCGAAGAAGTAGACGAAAGTGACTTCAATAAGCTGGATGACTCCATTCGTACTAATAAGATCGATAACATCGAGATAATAATGCTTTTCAATCCACCTGGTAAAAACCACTGGATAATGAAACGCTGGTACAACCTTACGCCTGCAGTTAATTCCGTTGGTGAAGAGATCGAAGGCTGGTACAGGGCCACACCAAAAACTAATCCTGATTTACTATCAATTCATACTACATTTTTAAACAACCTAAAAAACTTAAATGCTAAAACGATATCGAAATATCATCAGTATGGCGATCCAGAATCACCAATGTACAATGAAGATTTCTATTACCGTGATGTTTTAGGTTTAGTTTCTGAAGGTGCAAAAGGTAGGATTTATAAGAAGGTTAAACCATGTACTGCAGCTGAATATGATGCCCTGCCTTATGAGCCTTTTTATGGCCTTGACTTTGGTTTTTACCCAGATCCGGCCGCATTCGGCGAACATAAGAGGCATAATAATACGCTTTGGAGTAAGCAGTTGATTTATGAACAGGATCTAACCAATCAACAACTTGCGGATAGGATAAAGCAAGTTATAAAACATCCAAATTCCCCAATTTACGCTGACTCAGCGGAAAGTAAGTCAATTCAAGAGCTTATTGACGAACGGTTGAACGTTTATGGAGCTGTTAAAGGTCCAGATTCGATTGATTTTGGCATTAAAAAGCTTCAGGGTTTGACATGGTTTATCGTAGAGGATTCAAAAGATTTTTGGTTTGAAAACCAAGAATATAAATACCAGATTGGATCTGACGGCCTGGCCACAGGTAAGCCAATAGATAAGCATAACCATTTAAAAGACCAGGCGCGCTATGCAGTTGTTACGCATGAGATTTACGGGGGAGGAGAAAGGCAAACGGGTAGAAGAAATTAATTTTCAATTTGATTACTAAATAAACAAAAGTTTGCAATCAATTATTTTTTCTATATTTGAACATTCAAGGCATTAACGCCTGTTCTTTAAAATATTCTCGCTACGGGACTGCGAATAATTATTCACTTTAAAACTTTTAAAAATGAACTTATTCAACTGCCCGTTAGATGAAGCTCTAACAGAGATTGTACGCCAAAGCTGCAATTTTAAGATTGGCCAAGGCGCTAAGCTTGTATTTGGTATTATCGGATCAACTGCGCCATTTACCCCAACCACAATCCTAACAAAAACTGCTTGGGATGCCCTTGTAACCGCAACTGATGAAACAAAGATCGTAGTTACGAACTACATCAACAATCTTGTTATTCCTGGTACCGATGCGGTGGAGGAGGGTGGCGAAACCAACCTTAACCGTATGCCTGAACTTATCGATGGCGGCAATGCTGCGGCAACTTTTAACCCTCGTGGTATTGAGCCGGCAATCAGAGCAGCTATGCAGAAATTAACACCTTACAGTGCTATCCAGCCGGGCGTTACTGATTTAGGCTTCTTTATCATCAACTCTGATGGCGATATCGTTTGCGATGCAACTAATGTTTGGATTCCGGTTTATAACTTCTTTTTAGGTGATTCAGATGTTGTTGCTGAAAAAGGTAAGTCTAACTCTTCTATTGGCAAGTTCATGCTTGCTTTCGGTTGGTCAAACAACCTGAAGAAGTACACTCCTTCTTTTAACATTTTGGCCACTTATCCAATTGCTGCGTAATGATTACGCAGGTCATTTTAGAATGCCCTGATCTTCCAGAAGGCCGGGCATTCTCCCTTGAGCATGCCAATCGATTACTCAAGGTGCAGGGGAAAAGTCCTAACGGTTGGAAATTAAAAGAAGGTCAAAAATTCGATATCGACGAAAATGGTGTTATCATCAGAGCAAGTAATAGAGTTAATAAAAAACAATCCCAACAAGGAAGCGGTAACGAAAGCGATAGCCCACGAGGAGAGGGTGAGGTTTCATAGCCAGCTTTCTGAGTGTGTTGCGGATGCATCTACCTATTACACAAAGTTTTTAGCAAAGATTAAAAGCATACTCCCTGTAGATAAATATACTCGGTTTACCCAGGTTATGGATTTCCCTTTGCCAACTACCGAGCTGGTTGATGTGATCTTCTCTGAACTTTCCAAAGTATTCGATGCTCAAAATAAGCATTTAAGTTACCAGTTTACCAGGCCTGAGATTCGCGATAACTTTACCGATTATCTTGACTGGTTAGAGTTTAACCAGTTCTGGGAAAATGATTGTTTCGAAGCAATACGTAATCACCCGAATTGTATTCAGGTTATCGATATGCCTGTTATCCAGAATGGCAGCCGTCCGGCTCCATACGTTTTCAACTTGTTTATCGAACGGGTTTTGTCGTTAATGGTTAACGAAGATGGTAATATCAGTTTTGTAGCCTATCGGGACGATGCCGGCGTAATTGCTATTGATGAAAATTATTACCGGATTTATTCAATTCAAGGTCAGGATTTAAACACTTTAACTTTGGTAAATGAGAACAGGCATTTTTTAGGTTATGCACCAGCTCGTTTCTTAATTAAAGACAGCATTGGTAATACCGAAGTCGTTAAACAAAGTCCAATCACAAAGGCCTTATGGGCTTTTGATCGTTTATTGTTCCGAATTATCTCAGGTGAAAACCTCGAAGATTATGCAGCATATCCAATTTATTCGATTTATGATGACGGTTGTGACTATAAGGATGCTCACGGTAACAGTTGCCAGGGTGGGAAAATTACCGGTTTCAATTTAAGGGAGAATGTAGAATATACGAAAGATTGCCCACGATGCAAAGACAACTTTTACTTGGGCCCTGGTACTATTCTCACGTCTAAATCGCCACGTACCAAAGATTCTGCCGACCTACTTGATCAGGTTAAAATTACTTCAGCTGATGTTGAAAGCCTAAATTACATCAATGGGGCTGTTGATCGCCGTAAAGCTTCTATCCTAAATTCATGTGTGGGTGCTGATCGAGAAGCACTAACCGGCCAGGCTCAAAACGAAAAACAAATTCTATCTACCTACGACACCAAACAGGCTATTTTGATGAAGCTTAAACGCAACATTGAAAAGGCTAAGAAGTTCGTAATTGATACCATGGGTAATTTGAGGTATGGCCCGGCTTACCTCGGATGTACTGTCGATGAGGGTTCAAAGTTTTACCTGGCAACATCCCAGCAGCTGCAGGAAAAATTAACCAATGCAATTGATAACGGAGCTTCACAATATGAGATTTCTTTAATCAAGGAAGAGATTTACCAAAACGAATACCGGAATAATCCGGAGCAAATGCAGCGGATCGAAATACTCAAGCGGTTAGAGCCTTATTGCGATTTAAGCTTTGATCAGGTCCTGTCTTTAAAAGATAAAACATCTGTTAGTGAAATTGATTTGTTTATTAAGTTTAATTTTGCATACTTTGTATGCAAATTCGAAGATGAGAACGGCAGTATAACCGATTTTGGATCATTATTGCCAATGTCTAAGCGGATAGAAGTAATCAAAAATCAATTGTATGAGTACGCAAAATCAGAATTCAAACAACCAACCGCAACAGTCGAAAGCTGAGAAAGAAGCGGAAGCCGCAAAAGCGGAGGCATTGGCAGCAAAAGAAGCCTATGAAAATAAGCTGAAAGATCTCGAAGAAAAAGAGGCCGCTGAAAAGGAAAAAGCTGAGAAAGAAGCGGAAGCCGCAAAAGCGGAGGAAGATCGAATCATTGCCGAAAAAAAAGAATTGGATGCAAAGGCTGCGGCCGAAGCTGCAAAGCCATGGAAACTAAAACACAACGGCGAAGTGTATGAATATCCGGCAAGTGAAAAGAAAAATTTCATTGTTCGTCATTCGAGAATGTTTAAAGCGCCATCTGGAGAAGAAATGGAAGATCCAGGGTCTATCCGAATTCAAATCTACCGCCCGGAAGTTTACGCTGATCTTATTCATGAAAATGAAAAAGTTGGAAAGCGCAATGCTTTTGTTCAAGGAGGTGAAAAAACCATCGTTTTACACGATCCAACTAAGTAATTAACCAATCAGATAAGAACGGGAAACTTATATGAACTTACAAGAAATTCAGGCCGAAATGGCCACAAACACAGCTCTTAAAACCGAGTTGCTTGGTGCTTTAGAGAGTGATTTAATTACCCATGCGAAAGCAAAGGGGATTATTGTTCGTACTGCAGATGAGGAAGCCGCTCATTTGAAGAATTACGAAAAAGAGAAATTAGATCCGCGCATTAGCGAAATCTATACAGGCATCGACAAAGATGTTTTGGAAGCCTCAGGCATTGAAAGACAGCCACAAGAAAAGACTTACGCGTATGTGAAACGCGTTGCGGCTTCTTTACTCGGTGAGAAAAAAGACCTCGAGAAAAAGCTTTCTGATGCTATGGCTGGCAAAGGTGATGAGCTTACAAAAGCAGAACTCAACACATTAAAAACTTCTTTGGCCGAAAAGGAACAGGCTTTAAAGGACCTGCAGGAAAACTCAAAGAAAGAAACCTTCACCTTAAAAGTTGGTTTTGGCATCGATCGTTTCTTGGCTGGCCAAAAAATTTATGTGCCTGCTCATGTGCCAGAAGATAAGAAAAAGGCTTACATAGAGGCGCGCATCAATGCCATTAAAACGGATTTCCTTAACACATTTAAACCAGAGGAAACCGATAAAGGCATTGTTTTTAAAGATGCATCTGGAACTATCCAAATGAATGCTGCGAAAGCAGCCCCTAAAACCGAAGCTGAACTGATTGCTGAGCGTTATGAGTTCGATTTTGAGCAGGAAGGAGGTTCAGGAGGCGGCGCCGGATCTGGTGGTAAAGGAGGCAAAGTTGATGATGCAGTTTTACTTGCCGAAGTAAAGGACAAACAAAGCCTTTACGAATATTTAGCCAAAAAAGGACTCATTACGGGAAGTGAGGCCTGGAAAAAAGAATACGAGGAGGTTTCAAAAAAATTGAACATCCAATAACAAAATTTAAAAACTCAAAATTAAAAATTAATGCAACTAAGGGACTGTTGCCGATTTCTTAACCCTTTTATTTAAAAAAAACAATGAGTACAGCAGCAACAGTCTTTCAAGACGCAATTATGCAAGTGTCCAAAAAATTTACTTACAACAAATTTGAGGGCAGAATGTCACGCTATAGCGTGTTACAGGCATTTTTGGATAATGCAGGTATGATGTTACCTGAATCAACTATCCAAAAACTTAGAACTGCAGCAGTTCGAACAACCAAAATCCCAGTGTTAAACGCTTATGAGGCAACGCTAATCAGTCAGCGTTCTTGTACAATTACGCCGGACGAACCAACCTCAGCATTCAAAACAATGTCGTGGGCTACTATTGGTTTTTCTGTTGGTATCACGCCATCGGATAGTGCAAATAACTACATTGATGCAGAAACTAATTTAGCATGGCAATTTGAGCAAGGTTGGAGATCTGTTTATTCACAGCTGGATAGCTTAGGTTACCAAACCTTAGAAACCAACAAAACAGGTGTTTTCCCATCGCCATTGTATGCAAATGCAAATGGTGCGTATCAAGTGCCTTTCACACAAAAGCAGGATTTTTATAAAAATCTACCTGCCGTCATGCTAAGGCACGACTTTGACGGCCGTATTGTTGATATCGCAAACACTGAGGCAATGATCGATCCGGTTTATTTAGCGGCTCAGGGTGGTCAAAACGGCCAAAACCTGCAATATCAGGTAGGTAACATTGATTTCTATCGTTCAAACCGGGTGTTAACCGGGGCGGATGTTTTAGAAACTCATTATAATATGCCTGAAGGAGCAATTGGTATTTACAACTGGAATGATTGGGAGTCGCAAAATAAAGTGACCGTTCATCTTGGTAAGGGATGGGATTTGATCAGCGATCCGCGCTATGGTTTAACCTGGGGTGTTTTCTACGAAAACGATTGTCAGGACGGTAAATTCGTTAAGAAATGGAACATCATCACCGATGTATCGTTCTTAACTGCTTATTCAAGTAATACCGATAGAGCAATCATAAAATCAGAAATCCTTAAGCCAGTAGTTGAGGCATAAGATATTTTTTTTCATGGTTTAGTTGTGGCGCTGGCCGTATTTATATGGTCAGCGTTTTTAAAAAGTTTAATCCTTAAAATCAATAAAATGAAAACATTATTATCATTAACACTCGGGCTTTTACTTAGCATATCATTGTGTTATGCTCAAACGCCTAACTCCTTAAAAGACATGCTTTCTTCGCCAACTCACGCGGCTACCGATACTGTTACCAATGCTGGTGTTAAATATCAAATTGCTGCAGTGCAAGGCTTTCAGGATGTTGTAACAATTCAAACGGTGATCACTAAGATATCTGGAACGGTTGCCGGAACGGTGATTATCCAGGGCAGTTTAGACGGCGTGAATTATACTACTATCGGTACTGATTCATTTACCGCTACAGATGTGGCTTCGCAATCGAAGAGCTGGTCCGTTAATCCATCAACATTTGCATATTACCGGGTTAGCTATACAGGAGCCGGAACAATGTCAGCCAAGATCAATAGTAAGCTGTTATTTAGAAAACGATCTTAGTTTGCCATACATAAGAGAGGAAGGCCCCGCCCGAAAGGATTCGGGGCTTTTTTGTTAACCACTAACCATAGAATAAAATGCATATTCATCAAAGTAAATTTACCCACGGCGATATCGTTTACCTTAAAACGGATCCTGAACAGCTTCAAAGAATCGTAACCCGATTATTCTTCAATCCAGGTATTGTGCTTTATGAATTAAGCTGCGGTACAGATGTTTCAACTCATTATGAAATTGAGATGACTACCGAAATTGATGTTAACCTACAGCTTGGCATCCAGGCTAAAAAACTAAGCTAATGTATAATTCTGCCAAAATAAAAGAATGTCTTGCCGGTATTGTCGGCATAAGCCAGGTTTACGGTACTCAATATCCTACCTTAGATCCAAAGCTCACAACTGGGTTTATGTTTGATCTTCATGAAGTGCATCCGTTGATTGAAATGGAAAACTTAGTGAGTTCTTATCGTAGCGCCAAGCAGCTTGGTTATTTGCAGTGGGATATTACAAAAACTTATTCTGCAAAAACGCGTGTATTAAAAGTTTCTACTGCTTACGAAAGCTTAACGGATAACAATACAGGTAACGATCCGGCCATTGATACTGATAACTGGAAAGTTATTGATGTACTTAGTGAACAGTTACTTTTAAGCATAGATTCCAGTATTGATAAACTGGTGCAGTCAGTTTTTATTCAAAAGAAGATTAATTCGCTGGTAAAAACTATTGTCGATGACTTCCGGCTTTATGATGGACGGGGCGATATGACGAATAAAAACGCAAATGTAGGCCGATTTGTTGGATTCAAAATGATGCTTCACCAGGGGCAGGATTTGGTGGTTAATTTGCCGCGTATTTCCTTTCAATTTGATACTGAATGCCCGGATCTGAAGCTTTACCTCTATAATACTTCACAATCCGAGTTTGTGAAGGTTATTCCTATCAACTATAATCAGCGTGGTGTGGTCAAATGGTTTGATTTAAACGATGAAAACGCCATATCATTAGGAGCTTTTGCCGATGGTGATTATATCATTGGTTATTATGAAGAAGATCTTGCACCTGGTGCCCAAAGTATAAAAAAAGAAACCAACCTTGTAGATCCTAAGCTTTGCGGTTCGTGCAATGGTGCAGATTACAAGCTTTTTGCCACCAGATCGAATTACCTGGATCTACAGCCTTTCTATGTAGATAATGCAAACCTTGCAGGAACTGATCTTTGGAATGAAGCGCATGAGGTGTACGTCGAAAAGAACAACTTTGGAATGAATATTCAATTTAGCGTTAACTGCGACCTTTCAGACTTTATCTGCAGGAATAAAATAGTATTCGCCGAAGCGCTTTCTTTGCAAGCTGCGGCCGATATCCTTAAACATATGCAATTTTCAAGCCTTGATAATCAACAGTTGCTTAAGCTTAAAAGCAATATCAACTATGCGTTGAATGGCAGTAAGGAGAATTACAATATTGGGCTATACAAAGAGCTTAGCAAGGCAATTGATGCACTCGACTTTGATCTTTCAAATTTAAACAGTATTTGTCTCCCATGCAATGAAAGGCCACAATTAGGAAGGAGGGTAATGTAATGGCAACAACAGCAACCAGGACAAGTACCGGAACATCAAACTTTGATATTTCTAAAGACTTGCGAAGGATTTTTTCGGAAAGGTTGCGTGCCATCGGTTACAATGAGATTTTAAAAGAATCAATTAAGCAACATGAGGCCGAAATAGCTGATCTCAATACCGAGCAGATGAATAAGGGTATTAAAGGTGATGGTACAGAGATAGGCGAATATGCAAATATTGCATACAAAGGCCGATTAAAGCCTGTCGATCTTTATGATACCGGTAGTTTTCATGAAAAGGTTTATGTTGAGCTTTATGATAACGCAATGGAGATGAACAGCAAGGACAGCAAAACCGAAAAGTTAATCAAAAAATATGGCGAAGGCATTTTGGATCTGACGGATGAAAACGTGAGAAATACGGCCGAGATTGTTAAATCTACTATGATTGAAAAAGTAAGACAAAAACTATGACTTATTCAAACCCAAATATTCTTGAGATCCCAAATCCTACAGGATTGGATGTTGCTGTTGTTGAACTTCAAAAGGCTATCGCAGAGATTCCATACATAGAAAGATCGTTCGGCCGGGCAATGATCTTTAAAGAAAATATCAATGGCAATGTGGTAACCTTGCCAAAGGTTTACCAGGGCGAAAAGGAATATTATAATCCGCTTCCAAACGGGAACTTTATTGCTTCAACTTTTATTTTAGCCACTGGACCTGAAGAGTGCGAAGATTTCAGTCAATTTGAGGACAATTTTTTTACCCGAAAGGTTGCGCTCGTTTTTTGGGGAAATCTAAGGCAAATCGATCCAGCTAAAGATTACATATTCCTTGAAGAAATAAAGAATGATGTCTTGAATGCAATCCGGTACTGCAAGGGTTTTAAATCATATGACAGCTACATCGATGAAAAATATAGTGAGGTATTCAAGGAGTTTACAAGCTACATCAGCAGCCAAAGCCGCGATACGTCGAATACTGAGATTGACACACAATACTTAATGTACCCTTATTCGGGGTTTAGAATGAACTTAACCTTAACCTACACACAACCATGTTAAACTACGTTATTTTACTTAGCCTTTTTACAATGTTTATTTTGTTGCTTGCTGAAAAATGGAATTATTTTGAAAAATTTAGGATTTGGTTTAAGCTTGAGCCCTGCTTATTCTGCCATATTTTTTGGATCGGGTTCCTATTATCTGCTATCGCATTTTTTCCTTTAGAGGTGAAATTGTGGAAAGCATTGGTAATGCTCCCATGTTCAACTGCTTTAACGTACCTTATATACAGTCGACTCTCATGAAAACAGTAACTATAAACGAAACAGATATTGTTTTTTACAATTCTATCAAAGAAATGCCTGAGTGGAAATGGCAACTACTGCAGTCGATTCTAATGCAAAAGGAATATATTGGCTCAACCATGGCCGATGTTTCTAAACATCACCAAAAGTTTGACTTGTTTCTTAATTCAAAAATGTATGATGAACTTTTGGAAGAAAGAATAAATCTTACATTCTGTTTTAATGCCATGATTAATAACATCAGCATAAAAAGTAAAGCGCTTGTTTGCCTGGTACATTTAATCAATGGTGAAAAGGTAGATATTTCTTCCGATGATAATATAGAAGAGGTATACCAGCAACTTTTACACACCGATATCAGTACGGAATCAGTAGATCTTCTTTTAGAGGAATTAAAAAAAAAATTATTGGGGAACTGAAATTCTACTTTCCTAATACAGTTCAGGACGATATCAATTTTTATGAAAACCTGCGAAACCTTAAGATACTTGAAATCGAACAAGCAATTGAGCCGACGGAGGAAAGGAAAGGGCGAATTAAGAATGTTGAGCGGTATTTTATAAATGAAATGAAACCGGTTAGGTTCAGAATTGAGAACGGAACCAATGTAATTATCGAAAATGAAAAGAAATTCGAAAAGCTATGTGCATCATTGAGCGAAGCCGGAATGCAAGACGCCAGAAACCTTAGCATGTACGATTTTCGAATAAGAATGGAATATTTTGAAGATAAGGCCGAAAACTTAAAACAGAAAAAAAATGCAGATTAACAGATTCAACTTTATAAGATGGTATTCTAACCAGGTAATGGATGCTACTATCAACATACCCCGTTTGCCACAACGTCAAAATAAGTGCTACATGCCTGTTATTGCTATTGACGAACAGTTTTCTTTTTACATTAACTGCGATATCGCTTTTTCGGATGCAGACTTTACCAATTTAAGGCTTGATCTGGTTGGTCAATCACGAAGTTACACCAACGTTTCTACACTTATAAAAGATACTTTGCCAAATAGCGGAGGTTACAATATTTTTTGCAATGGCACTTTAACCGGGGTAGTTCCCGGCCAATATCAATTCGTTATAAGCAATACAGTTGCCAACACGATCAAGTGCGTCAGCAATATTGTTAATGTAATGACTTCAGCTGCGGCACATGATATCACCGTATCTGTTTTGTACAGGAATTCAAGAAGTCGGAGTAAATTCAGGTATTCTGAAAATCCTACCTTTCAGAATAAAATCCGTTTGCATATTGGTTTGGTTGATTGGACAGGAGAAGGCAACTTAGATCAGTACCGGGAAGTAAGTACTGGCACGCTTCGAAATGAAAAACTCGAGCTTGATAGAAAGATTAAAATCAACACTTACTTCTTCGATGATGGCGCCCACGAGGCAATGACTGAGTTAGGGGTATGTGATAGTATTATTATAAATGGTGTGCTTTATCGAGCTAAAGGCATTTATAACCCTGGGATCCGGGAAGTTTCAAACGTGAGCAAAGGAGAGATTGAGCTTTACGATGTAGCATTTAGCCAGATTAATAAGTATGGTACTATAAGTTAAATTGCTTATTTTTGATTTAATGTCTAAAAAGAAAAAAGCATATATTCCTACCAATGATTTGATGGCTGATGCTTTCGAGCTACTCTCTAAATCTGATAAATTTATTGTTATTGGTCAATATACCGATGAAGAGGGTAGGATTGTAAGCGAAATAAAGCACCAAACCAACGGAACACTAGATACAGCTCTTTATTTAAGAGATTGGAGCGAGTTATTAATGGAAAAAGCCGACCATCAAGATCAGCTTCGTAATATTTTAGATGAAAATGGTATTGACGGATTATAGATACTTTGTTCTAAATATTTCGGCAATTAACATAGATGTTTTATTGTCAAGCTTTAGTTCTTGTATTAAATAGTCAATATATCGTGATCTACCTTCTAACTGTTTTGTAAATCTCAGCGTAAAGTCCAAGCAGCATATAAATATGGCTGCTTTAGAATCCGATGATAAATATCCTATAGCTAGTTTTGTTGGCTCATGTATTCCGAAAGAAGACTGAATAGAAAAAAAACGTTTTATAGCAACAGAAGTATCAATTCCTTTTAGTATATTCTTTTTCTTAGAAAGCATAACTATATCACTAAGTTCAGATTGCCTCCATGTTGGATTAAAATTCAAACAAGTATATAATATAAACAAAAAAGCTTCTCCTTCTGAACGAAATGTAGAGTCATTAAGTACTCTTATTTCATTATCTTCACGTAAAAGATCTTCTATAAGTCCCATTATTACGGTATTGTAACTGAAACTGTGGCAGGATTTCCGGATGCTTTACCTATATTTTCGTTATAATTTTTAACTATTCCAACTTCATAGGTGCCGGTTTTTGTCCCTCCATTTTGACTAGCTGTTAATGTTACCGTTTCACCAGATTTCAGTTCATATTCCTTGTCAAATCGCGATGTTGTATGAGTAATTCTTTCGGTAGATCTGTCAGAAATTTGAATTGTTATTATAGCGCCGTTAGCAGCTACATTTGCATATAAATTAATATGGTTCACTGATTCCTTTTTGCATCCTAACAATCCAATTGTTAATAATGCGAGCATTAATATTTTGTTTTTCATTTTATAAAAGTGAAAATAAAATCCTATATAATCAAATTACGATAAGTAAAGATTAAATGCTTACTTTTGAGTTCCAGCTACGGGACTGCTGATTAATCACTCAAAATCACAGTCCATGGCAATTTCATATAAAGAACTCTTCGATTTTGACGGCTTAGACGCCGCATTTAAAGAACTCGAGCAATCTGAAGATCATTTTTCTAAGGCTGTTATCGATGATTTAAAGCGAATTCAAAAGCAGTCGGCGGTAACAAAGTCAGAATTACAAAAGCTTGCAGATGCTTTAAAGGGCATTAATGTTACAAATGATGGTGGCCGAAATAGGTTGACTCAATTAGCTGCGGATGCAGAGACAGCCGCCAAAGCCTATGTTGACCAAAACAATGCGATTGCTGCCAATAACAGGATGTTGGAAGCAAATAGGGCTGAAATTCAAAGGCTCAAGAATGAGATCAATGCCTTGAAAGCCGCTCGTCAACAAAGTAATTCAGCTGAGCAACAGGCTAGAACAGCATATCAGCAAAACAGAGCTGAAACAGAGCGATTACGTGGAGCTACACAGCAAGTAAGGCTTGAAATTAACCAACTTACACTTGCAAATCGTCAGGCTAGGAGTGCAGTTGTTGCCGCTGCTGGCTCATATCGTGAGGCACAGCAGCGATTAACAGCCCTTGGGAATTCTATTAAAAACGCCGAGAATGGGTTTAAAAATACTACTCCTGAAATAAAGGCCCAAATTAAAGAGTATAATGCATTAAATGAAGCCCTCAAGAAATTCGATGCTCAAATGGGCAATCATCAGCGTAATGTTGGAAATTATAAAGGAGCTCTTAAAAGTGTTACCCAAGATTTATTAAGCTTTACATCTTCGTACTTGTCAGCAGGAGCTGCTTTGCAATACGTATTTACTCAAACTTTGGCGTTTCAAAATATTAAAACTCCTCTAACCTATATAATTGGATCTGAAGGAGAGGCAAACAATAAACTTGCTGAACTTAAACAATTAGCGAATGATTTGGGGGTTCAATATTTTGTTATAGCCAGATCATATAAAAGTTTTACAGCAGCAGCCAGGGCATCAAACTTTGATCTAGCCGAATCGGAAAGAATTTTTAAGGCCATAACCCGTTCAGCAGCAGTATTCCATCTTACGAGCGATCAACTTGAAGGGTCTTTGCTAGCTATTCAGCAAATGATATCCAAGGGGAATGTTCAAGCTGAAGAGCTGAGAGGACAATTATCTGAACGCCTACCTGGCGCATTTGCGTTGGCCGCCAAAGCTATGGGGGTAACTGAAAAGGAGCTTAATAACATGCTCAAAACAGGCCAGGTTGTAGCCTCAGACATGTTACCGAAGTTAGCCAGGCAACTTGAAAAAGAATATGGCTACAAGGCCGCCGGCGGAATTAAAGGACTAAACTCAGAATTAGAGCAACTTAAAACAGCAACGCAATCTTTTGCTGGTGAAGGAAGCTTTTTAGATCAAAATCTTTTTCAGCCTATTATAAGAGGAGCCAGGCTTGTAATCAATGAGCTTAACCAAATGACTCGTGGTAGCTTTTGGGAGAATATTAGATACATGTTTACTATTGATAATAGAAGTTTAGAAAATCAAAGAAAAGTTTATGACTTAAGGGATTTAAGAAAGAATAATGAAAATGCTCAGTCTGAAGCTGAAAAATATTCTACCGAAGGCAAATCCGTAGGAGACTTAAGAACTAAGTATCAACAGCTTACCGAAACAATGCGGCTTGCAGTTAAAGCTCAGAATGATTTTAAATTAGGGGTAGCCAACGGGACTTTAAGAGAAACAAATGATGCTACCGTTGCAAAATACACTGCTATCGCAAATGGAATAATTGAACAGAGAAAGAGGATTGGATTGGCATTAGCGCAAGCAAAGCAACAACAAATATCAGACACTAAAGAGGTTGCGGATTCTGAACTTAACTCGATAGATGCTATCCGTAAAAGAATATCTGAGTTAAGCAAAATGGATGGTAGCGCTATTGAAGGAAGTCCTATTTTCAACCGCATTAAGGCCTTAAAGCTTAGATTGAAAGAGCTTGGTGATGCAGCAAAAGATGCTCAAAAGCATATTAAAGATGCTATTGAATTACTTGAAGATCAAAAAAAATCAATTGAAAGATCTTTGCAGTTAGATGCCATAAAGGGTAAAAAGTTCGGTGAGCTATTTAAGCCATCTGATGAATCTTTGAAAAGGCTTTATGAGGTTAATAGACAATTAAAAATTGCTAATGATCTTCAGGAATATCTAAAAGATTGGAGTAGAGGTTTGGTTCTGCCAGATTCTGCTCAAAAAGCATCCGAGTCTTTGCTTACTCCTGTAACGCAAACAGCTCAGGTAACTACAAAAGTTAACAGTAAAGTTGCCGGGGTATTTACCGAAGAGGAAGCTGAAAAGATGAAGCGGCTTATAAAAGAAACTCAACACGAGATTGTAAATCTTATTCAAGACAGTTTTGAATCGGTAACATCCGTAATAGGTGACCAATGGGCTGAAATGTTCCGATCGATGACGGACAGCTTACATAGTTTTGTAGATAATGGAACAATCAGTTTTAAAGATTTCGCGAACATTGCTAATGGAATTGCGTCAGGAATATCAGGGACATTCAAGGCAGCTTCCGAGGCGAGGATATCAGTTTTAGAGTCTGAAAAAGATCGAGAAGTACAGGCTGTAGGTGATAATGCAAACGCTAAAGCAGCAATAGAGGAAAAATATAATTCAAAAATAAGAACTGAGAGAAGAAAACAAGCCAAGATTGATAAAGAGATGGCGTTACTTAGCATTGCCATAAACACAGCGGCTGCTATTGTTGGTGCTCTTGCTCCTCCTCCTATTGGATTAGGGCCAATATTAGGTATTCCTTTTTCTATCGCTGCGGGTGCGGTTGGACTGGTTCAGGCGGCCTTAGTGTTGGCTAAACCAATTCCTCAATTCTATACAGGTACAGAGAATGCCCCTGAAGGTCTTGCCGAGGTTGCTGAACGTGGACGTGAGCTTCAGATTAACCCTGATGGGTCAAAAGAGCTTATTACACAAAGGCAGGTTAGGCATCTAAAACGTGGTACTAAAATCAAAAATAACTATGATACTGAAAAATGGCTAAGCGCCAACAGGCTTTTTGTAGATCGTGAAGGAAATCTAACCTCATTAAGCAACACTTCAGAACTAAGTAATAACATGGCTAAAATGGATAATTACCACTATGTAACCATGCAGGGCAATCAGCAGCCATTCGACTATGATAGATTAATTGAAGGATTAGGAAAGGAAATTGAAAAAATGCCTTTTGATCAATATTTCTGGGATGAAAATGGTTTTGGAAAATTTAAGGTCGAACAAAATACACGAATTAAAGACTTAAACGCAAGAAATAGTTGGGGGTAAAATATGCAAAACTTATATGAAGTAGTCGATCAGTTTCGATTAACAACATCAACAGGGACCTATATTATTAGAGAGCCTATAGGATGGGATAAAGTTAATTTTGTATTGAAACGGGATTCAATTTATCATGGTGTTGATTTTGAATTTTCAGACGGATCTGTTCAATTGTCATTTTCTGAAGTTTCTGGAATTAGCTATATCCTTTCGGATCTTAACAAATTCGGTAATGATGCAAACATTATTTTGCAGTTCGGTCCGCTCATCGAAAATGTTTTCCGGGCTGATTATGAAGGTTATCTTGATTTAAATTCTCCATACCGCAAAACATATAATTCGCTTGACTGCAATGTTAAACGTAAAACTTTGGATGATAAAATTCAAACTAGGTTCGAAACGCCTGTAACACTTACAAGTCAAAAAACAATAGACGGCACCCTGATGACGGAAATGGCCAGTATTGTTTTACCGTTGCATAGTAAGGCGATTATTGAAAAGTTTATATTAAACGAAGAAACTCCTAATCAACCCTACGAAATGGAGTTTCCAAGGGATGAGCAACGCGAATACTTTTTTCAGGCCGATTTTACCAGTGCCACAACAAACGAAATCGATACTGCTGGTACTAATGCCTTCGGGGTATTCAAGGCAAATCCAGTTGAAAATGATAAGTGGGACTGGAATCTTAAATCAAACGGCAGGTTTACAATTGATATCCAGCTAAAAACAAGGTTAAGTGTTTACTTAAGGCCAAAAAAAGGTGTTGGAAGGCCTGGACGTATTTTATCATGGGATTACCAATGGTTTTTGGTTCATGATAATGGCGGCATAATCACCAGATATAGTGTTGGTGACAGGATATCTGGTTACACAGAAGATCACGACTTATGGATAGAGTGGAGCGGATCACGAAATACCTTCAAAGATGGGTTGCCATACTTAGACCTCGTTGTGGGCGATAAGCTTTATTTGTATGGTAGATTCTCTTATGATGGAGATAGAAACTGGTCATCTGACAAAATAGGCACCCACATGCTCAAGCAGATAGTAAAGATGGAAGGCAGGACCGAATCAAAGCCGTCTACCACCGAAGCTTACCTTATTCATGAGGTAGGAGATAGGATTGTTAAAAGCATATCGGATAATAAAGGCTATATCAAAAGCAATTTACTTGGCCGTCCTGACATTGGTTATTCTGCTATGGGCCAAAGTGCTAAGATGGCTGTTACTGGCGGTTACCAGATTCGTAATTTCTCAAAGGAAAAAAGGCCTGTTATAGTAAGTCTAAAAGATTTCATTGAAAGCCTTAACGCAATGAGGTGCATCGGTGCCGCCTATGAAATGGATTCTGAAGGTAATTATTATTACAGGATTGAAAGATTTGATTATTTCTACCGGGATGTGGAGATCATGACAATAACCAATTCGGTAAGGGATTATTACGAGGAAATGGATCTTGATTTTGTATTCAATGAGGTTGAGATAGGATATAATAAATATCCTGAAGATGAGGTAACGACTTTGGATGAGTTCAATACCAAACATTCTTATATCACGCCAATAGCCTCCTACAAAAAGAAGTTAAGCCAGCTTTCTAAGTTTATCGCTTCAGGATATGCTATTGAACTTACCAGGCGTAAAAAGTTCGCTGATACTGAAATGGATTCATGGAAATATGACGAGGACAACTTTGTAATTACCCTTAACCAAAGCGGATCTGATTGGGTTCCTGAAAAGGATGAGTCGTTTGTTTCGCCTATTACCGGGGTTATAAGTCCGGAAACTTCTTATAATATACGCCTAAGCCCTAAAAGGATGCTGCAGGCATGGGCAAAGCTTTTAAACACTGGACTTGTTTTTAAAAAGAGTTTTGAACTCGTTAAGAATACATTTTTCAGTAAAAACGGTGATTTGACCACTCAATTTAATGCTGGTGAAACTTCCAATATTGGAGATCCTGATAAGCTTTTGACAACTGAAAAGGCAGATGTAATGCTTGGCGAGCTGGATCGTTTTGACCGCATATTTGCACCGGAAAAAATAACGTTTAAAGCCGCTCTAAGCATTGAAGAAATAACCGATATAAAACGGTGCCTGCAAAACCTGGACACAACCGGAAGGAATTATGGATATATCCGGGTTAGAGACAACGAAGGTAGTTACCATGCAGGTTATCCAATTAGCATTCAGTATAATCCAGTATCTGAAATGACTACTTTGGTTTTACGAAAAAAATATGCAATTTTGGGTGACCAGTTCGACTGTACAGCATACAGCGACTGGAACTTTTCACAATTTGAGGCCGCTACGGGACTGTCGCCTGAAATCGAACAATGTAAGTTCAATGATTTCAATTAAAGATGGCAGTCAGAAAAATAGAAAGTAGCGACACCCTCGAGCTAGGCTTTAGAGGCAAGTACAACGAAACCATTGAGGAAATTGTCGTTTCCGGTGTTCTGACATCGGCCGGAAAACTGCGTCTTATCAGGTTCAATGGTAACGGTTATTTCGAAATTGATCTTACTGGTCCTTTTTACACCAAAACACAGATAGATGAATTATTCGATAACGTAGGTAATTCAATCCCCAATGCATCCGAATCACAAAGAGGCATTATTCAAATTGCTACAATGGATGAAGTGGATGCTGGTGAAGATGACCAAAAGGCAATTACGCCTTTAAAAGCTGCTGATAGTACACTATTCCCATTTAAAGGCGAATGGATTGCCCCCGTTGATGATGCCATTTATAGGAAGGATTCTGTTGTAATTTACGGTGCCGGGATTTACCTGGCCTTATCCGATAATAATGTTACGCCTGATTCAGACTCTTCCAAGTGGCGTAGGATTGGGGGTAATGATCCGAGGCCGTCCATTCCTGTTTCAGCAACTGCCCAAATGCTTATCAATAATTGGCAGACTGATACATTGCCAGCCTCTAGTAAAACCTATGCCGAGGTATTTGGCAACACAATATTTAAAGCTTTAGTAGTTGGCGAAGATGATACGGGATTTCATGTTCCATTCGAGGCGAATGTAAAATATACTACTGATCCCGGAAACGGAAACATAAATCAAGTACTCATCGAAAACATCCTGTATTCAGGAGAATTAACCTTCATTTAAAATGAAAAAGTTACTATCAATTTTACTACTCTTTATAAGCTTTGGAGCGATTGCCCAAACTTACGACACATTGCCTACGGGTTCAAAGCCTTACGGCAATCAGCTGTACATTACTCCTGATGGAAATATCATTGCCGGAACCGGTTCAGCCAAATTCCGTGTGATCGGGACTAAAAAATACGTTGATTCCCTTTTGGCTTTAAAGGCTCCAATATCAGGAAGTACTAATTATATCCAAAACAACAACACCGGAACACCTCAAAGCGCCAGCTTCAATATTAACGGAATCGGCAGATTTGATAGCCCTACCGCTACCACGTTACTTGCTCCTGGCCTTGGAAGTTTCTCAAATGAAGCAGGTGTTACTACAATTAACGGAGGAAATGTTAATGTAGGTATTGAGCTTTTAACTCCTGATCTGGCTACTACAGACAGCACTAGCAAAGCTGCCAATACTAAGTTTGTTAAGCAGTTTACGCAAAATAGCAAGAAATATATTAACGCCAAAAGTGGTAGAAACCCAATATATGATATTTACAAAAAAAACTATTGGGGAAGCCTAACTGATTTTGATAAAACGGGGTCATATACGGTTGCTTCCGGTAAAATTGTAGTTCCAGCATCTGAAACTGGTTATTTATCTTTAAAGAAGCCCGATCTAACGGAAATAAGCACTGTGTCTTTTGTGTATAAGGCTACAAATGGCGTCAAAGGAATATCTCCATCAATAGGTTTTAAAAGTTTAAACCCGGCGGCTGACGGAAGTAATTATGTATTTTTTCAGGAGAGCGGCGTTAACGCTGGTAAAATAGGTGCTTATGCTAGTTTCGACGGTTCGACAACATACAGTAGCGAAGCATTGTCTTATAATGCCGGCGACATAATGAAAATTACTATGTCATCTTTGGGAGCATTAAACTACCTGATAACTGTTAAAGACAGTACGCAAAACACATCAATAAGCTACACGATTAAATTAAGCTACGCACATATGGCTGTGCAACAACCGTTCGGACATAACACATCTGTTATGTCTATAAAAGGAAATAACAGTGCTGGAGCATACGAAATATTTGAAATAGCCTACAGCACAACAGAGGTTTACAATTATCCTTTGCTCATTGGAGATAGCATTGTCAACGGTAATTCAGCTGGCACTTCGTTTAACAGATTTGGTTACTTAATCAATGCCCAAATAAGTGCCGGTGGAGGCGACAGAAGTGAGGAAGTTGTAAAAAAAATCCCTTCTATCATAGATTTCAGGCCAAGCCATGTATATATCTTGATAGGCACGAATGATTCGGATGTTTCAGTTTGGCTGCAAAACTTATATATTATATCTGATAGTTTGTCGAAGTATTCAATACCAGTAACCTTCATAGCTCCACCCCCTAACAATACAAGGAGTATGTTGCCGTTTCTCAATGCATTAAAAGCAAATTTTCCTTCAAATTATATTGATGCTTACACTCCATTATTGGGTACAGGAACCAATTTAAATGCATCCTATGACAGCGGGGATGGAACGCATATTAATGCGACCGGTAACTTAAGGATTGCACAGTTAATAGGGTACATAAACACGCAGAATGTGTTTGGCCAAACGACCGTTGGAGACAACTCAGATCTAACACCAGGGGACACAAGGTATTCGTACAATTTACAAGCTAGAAAAAGTGTTGGCATAATTAATTCACCTTATTCTACTCTATCAAGCTTGACAGAGTTTGAGCCGACCGCAAACACTACCTTCCCATTGTATGGTATTAGCAGCTCTGTATATAAAAAGGGAAGCAATTCAGCAAATATACTGTCCGGGGTAAACTCGGGTATAGTCAATTCAGGATCAGGTTCCATAACTGATATGAATGGGTTATCATCAATTGTGGTAAATAGTGACGGGTCAATAGGTAATGCGTTTTCATTGAGGCTATATAGCCCGATAATTTCAGGCGGTACAATTAATAATGGTGGAGGAATAAAAATTGACAGGCAGGCATATCCGGGTATAACGAATCCTTACGCTATCTATCAAGAAAGCACATTAGATAAAAATTACTTTGGCGGTGAATCAAGGTTTGATGGAAATTCCTTACACTACAAAACTATAGCTACTTTCGCTAATACAGGACTTCCTTACGTTTATATCGGAGGCGACATGCCTTACGCAAGGATAGGAGCATATAATGCATCTAGCGGAATAGAAAACCTATCATTGCAAGATTTGGGTGGTAAACTATTTATAGGTGCATCAGGTGAAAACGGCAGTAACGCAACTGTACAGATAAATGGGTCGCTTAATATTAATAATTTATCTGGTACGGGAGATAGATCTATTGTTGCAGATCCTACAGGTATTCTTAAAACTTCTGCATCAGTTCCAAATTCTACTAAATGGAATAGTCAAAGCATTAGCGTGGTAAGCCCTTCACCCGGCGATTTAGTGACCTATAACGGGACTAATTGGATTAATAAAGCAATTACAACAACGGCTCCATTAAATTGGAACAACACTACATCAACTCTAAGCATAAACGGGGTTGCTTATACAAACGGTAATTCGACAACCGGAACCATGCTCATTGGAACTACGAACGCGCAAGATGTTAAGGTTATAAGAAACGGTGTTGAAATGATGCAGGTTACCAATACGGTTAATTTCCCCTTTGGGTTAAGCAGCACAACAGTAACCGCTAATGCATTAAGTTTAGCACAAAAAGGAATTGCTGCAAACACTAATTACACTGTCTTAGAAACCGACTATACTGTTTTAGTTCAAGGCGGAACCGTTAATGCTACTATTACCCTTCCAAATTCAGACATAGGAAAGATATATGTCGTTAAGCGGGTAAATGGCGGCACAAATACTATAACGATTTCGGCCTCAGCAATTGATGGTGTATCAACAAAAGATTTAACTGTTGATCAGTCAGGATATGTTTTACAAAGCGCCGGCGCTGGACAATATTACATTATAGGTAAGTTTTAATTCTAAATAGTATGAAAATCGAATCATATACATTGAATATTATTTTATCACTAATAACAGGAGGTACATTCAGTGCCTTGATTTTATGGTTATCAAACAGGGGTAAGATAAAAGCGGAAACTGAAAATGTTATTGGTAAAACTTATGGCGATTTAATTGATGATCTACGCGCGCAGGTTAAATACCAGGGTGAGCAGATTAAGGCTTCTCAGGAACGGGAAATACAATGCCTGAAAATTATTAATGGCCATCAGGAAACCGAAAGAGAGCTGAGAAAACAAATAGCAGCGCTGGAGGATAAATTATCATTACGAATTACCAAAATAGAACAGGAGAATCAATAATGGCAATTTTAGGAAAAAGAAGTGTACAGAATTTAATTGGCGTTCATCCTGATCTGGTAAGTCTTATAAAAGCAGCTATAGTAAATACTCCATTTGATTTTACAGTAGTTGAGGGAGTAAGAACCCAGGCAAGGCAAATGATGCTGTACGCACAAGGGAGAACAGCAAAAGGAAGTATTGTAACATTTGCAGATGGTGTAAAAAACAAATCAAATCACCAGGTGAAATCTGATGGTTTCGGCCATGCTGTTGACCTATACCCATTTATTAAAGGGAAAGTTGATTTTAATGATTCTGTTAAGTTAAAATCAATAGCTGATCACATTAAAAAAGTAGCGAAAGAATTAAATATTGGTATAACCTGGGGCGGAGATTGGAAAAAACCATACGATCCACCTCATTTTCAATTAAAATAATATGGAAAAATTACAACAACTATTACTGGGAACTGTTGATGTGCCTACGTATTGCGCAGCATTTGTATTTGCGCTAATTGGGGCCTTAATAAGCTTAAGGCTTAAGGCGACTAACAGAGATAAGCTAAGCGATTCTACTCCTTATGCTTTCTCGTGGAAGTTTTTAATACAAGATAACTTCCTGCAATTAATTACCGGTATCTGCCTCACTTTTCTGGCATTCAGGTTTTGCAACGAGCTGTTAGGTAAGGAGCTCACTATGTGGCTTGCAGTACTAATCGGGGCACTAAACAATGAGGTGGCGGGATTATTTGAGAAAATACAAAACAAAGCACGGGAAACATTTAAATAAATTCAATATGTCAACAGAAAAGAAAACTTGGCTGGGTAGGGTGTTTGCCAGCATTGCAGCATTATTCATGAACAATTATGAATCCTGGCTTAAAAAGCTTTGGAAAAACATTGCAGAAGAATTAAAACCTGACTTGATTAATATCGTTCAGATTATAGAGCGCGTAAAATCTTTTGTGGATGGTCCCGGTATTGATTTAATTACGGCCGCTATACCTGGTGAGGTAGATGATAAGGCCGTGGCTTGGTTAAGATCAATATTGCACAATTTACTTGCTGAATTGGATCTTACTGATAAACCAACATCCGAACTCACCAAAGTAGATAAGCAGTCTTTGGCCACCAGGTTTACAGAGGAAGTTACGGGATTGCCATTTGATCAGGCATCAACAACTATCAAAACTGCATACTGGAATGTGGTAAAATTAGTAAATTAGCCTACCGCAAAATGCCAACACAATAGAGCCTTTCAGAAATGAGAGGCTTTTTCTTTTACGACAGGTTGTGAAGATTATTTGCGATTACTAAAAATATTAGTAAACTTTGCATTATGAATGGTGGTTATGAGTTTCGTGTACCTAAGCCAAGGTTTTCAAGCATCGGGCATGTTATTTCCGAAGCCAGGGAAAACTATTGCTGGATCTTTAATAAAGAATCCTTGCGGTGGTGGACACCAGATGAGTTTTATGATGAATTTCACGAAAAAGATCAAAACAGCGTTAAGATGCTCAATTTTTTAACTCAAATATCTATTCGTGATCCCAGAAATGGCATAACTGCAGCTTTCAAACAACTTTCTGATATGGAAATTAAACACAGCGAAGAAAAGAAAGTGTTAATCAATAAAATAGAGGATTTCAATAAAAAAGTAATTACCTATTACCAGGAAATGGCTAAACCAAAACTTAGAAAGCAAAACTAATCTTAACATTTTTGTGTTAAATTTATGCTAAACACCCAAATTATGCACACCAGAACTTTTACATACATACCAACAAAGGTTGGGTCGCCTATGCTGGTTACCATTGACCAGGATGATGAGGTTTTAAATGTTACAATCGGCGACACTTACCTGGGAAGCATGGTAGAAAACGAACAATCTCCATACGGATGGGAAACCACCGACCCACTACTTTTAGAAGAATTACCTGATTTATCCATGGCCTTAAAAGAAGAAAAAGCCATGGAGAATTTACCGTATGCGTTAAAAGATTTGTTCGGTGAAAGCATAGCATATTGGGAATGGGAAGATGATCAGAATTTAAGGGTAATCGCTCATCCGGATCTCGATTTGTCTGAATTCGCAAATGCGATTCGGGACCAGATTAATGAAATCGTGCTTTTCGATAAAACTATGGTAATCAATTTATCTCAGAACGATAAAACAGAAGAAATTTACATAAACTAAAATCATGGAAAATTTAACCTTGCAAGACGCTGAAGAGCTGATGGCTTATTACAGAGATTACGAGATTAGCTCAGAGTTCAGCGAAGACAAACAAACCTTAAACATCAAAGTCAAAAACGACGTAGATATTGAAAAGGCGGCAAAAGGCGCTGAAGTATCTTGGTACGATCAAGGCGAATATCCGATGAGCTTTACAGGTGTCCTTAAAACCGAAGACGGAAGCAAAACAGCTACTTTTGAATATGAAGCTTCAGGTGATTACATTTTTGGTGATTAATCGCTAACTTAGTGTTATGTGTTACCGAGCAACCCAAACTAACAAACCTTATGAATACGCAGAGTATTATTCTGCACAACTCATCAATGAAGCTGATTTAAACGATAAAATATATTATCATGCAAATGGATTTGACCATCCTCAATTGATTACAGTCACCGCTAATGAAGGAATGAGAGTAGTTGAAAGAATGCAGTGGGGATTAATGGCTAATTGGGGTTATTCAATGGATGAAATGCTTAAAAGGGCAAAGAAAACATTAAATGCCAGGTCAGAAACAATATTTGAATTATCCTCGTTTAAGAACTCTATTATGGCCAAAAGGTGCATAATGCCAGTAAATGGTTTCTTCGAATATAAAAAGGTAGGTAATGATAAGTTACCTTATTATATTCATCCGAAGGACCACCGATTTTTCAATTTTGCCTGTATCTATGCCGTTTATAAAGACCCTGCTACAAACAAATGGCATAAATCATATTCCATAGTAACGGGGCCTGCAAATGAATTGATGGCCAGCATTCACAACACTGAAAAGCGGCAACCGATAATTATTTCGAATGATCAAATAAATGCCTGGTTAGATCCATCAACCAGTAAGGAAGAAATTATTCATCTAATGGAGCCGTGCGATGATACCAATATGGCAGCCTACAGGGTTGACCGGGATTTGATTAAAATTGGCAATAACCCTGAGGCCTTAAAAGAGGTGCCAGAAACAACTTTGTTATAGGCTACTACCAACCGATAGTTTTACCGCGCAATCTGGTTTTAATATGATTAACCAGGTCTCTTTTATATTTATCGTAGCTGCTTGTGTCAGTGTGACCGGTTAGATTCATAATTTCGGCATCAGAATAGCCGGCATTCAATAAATCAACAACCCTGGTATGTTTCCATCCGTAAAGTGTAAAGTCTTTTGATAAGCCTAATTTTTCCTTAATATCTTCTCTGAAAGGCCTAGAAAAATAATTTTCACTATGCATTGCGGAATCAACTCCACCCGATTTACCGATTACGTAGTAGTTAGCCGGGTATTTTTCTAAATTTAATGACTCCAACATATCAGAAAGTTCATCGCAAATGGGCACGGTACGGCTTTTGGTCTTTCCAACAATCTTCATGTACCGGCCGTTCAAATCTACATTTTCAATCTTAAGATTACGGATCTCATCCGGGCGCATGCAGCTGAAGTAAATAAATTTAGAATAAAATTCCATTTTAGGGAACTTCTTAAATTCTTCTTTAACTGCATTGCCAACAGTTTCACCGAAGTATTGGTGTTTCATTGGACGGGCAACTTTCTGCTCAAGCTCACTATCAGCACCGATATGGAAATCATCGCGGCGAATCCACTTACGGGGTGCTTTTGCAAACCAGTTGAGTAGGGTTACCCAAAACCTTAAATGATTGTTATATGTGGTTTCATTCCAGTTGTGATGACCTTTCATCCAGCTTAGCATATCCGAAATAAACTTGGTATCAATAGAATTTAGCCTTACATCGGCAAGTCTATTTTCAAAAAGGTAATTTTCAAACTTTGCTATGTAGCTGTTGTACGAAGTCATGGAATCTTTAGCCAGGTTCTTTTCTTCTTTTTTATTGATGAAAATCTTAAAGGCATCAAGTAATGTCGGCGACTTTTGATTTTCCTGCAGTATAGCTTCTGCCTTTAAATCATGTATGATTTCATTTGTTTTTTGTTCGGCCATAAATGGATCATAGCCGGCAATAAGTCTGGCATTAATTTCATTCGCAAGTTCATTCGCAAAAGCTTCTTTTTCCTGAAGGTCATCAATATAATTGATTCCTTCATAAGCCCTGAAGCGATCAAACTTAGCGGTGAATGGATTTAAAAAGGAATAGGAGACATACCACTTTTCTTTTGGATCTCCTGTTTTTCCTCTGTAGATCTTAGCTTTTTTATATTTCTTAATCGCCAT